ATGCCCGAACTCGCGCCTGACGACATGCCGCTGGACGCCCCGGAACTCATGCCCGACGAAGCGCCCGAAGAACTCATGCCCGAGGAACTGCCACCGCTGGAACTGCTCATGCTGGACGTCATGCTCGAGCCTGAAGCGCTCGAAGACATGGAACTGGTCGTGTCGCTCGTTGGCGTGCTTCCCGATCCGCTCGATGACATTGGCCCGCTGCTCGATGGCGTGTGCGTCGTCCCCGGCGTGTTGCTGGTGAACGCATCGGTGGTGTAGAACGTCAGCGTCGGCGTGCCGCCTGGCCCGGTCGTGTAGATCACGTCGCCCGTCGTCGAGTAACTCGGCGGCATGCTCGGCGTGCTGGTGGGCGTCGAGTACGTGCTGTATGACGAGTCGGGCGACTCCGACGGCGTCGAGTAGTTGCTCGAGCCGCCGCCCTGCGGGGCGCGGCCCGTCGCCCAGACCGGGATATAGAGGTAGTAGCGGGTGGGGCCGTCGCTCATCGTGCGGCCTCCTGGGGCTTCACATTCGGCTCGTACCACCCCTGCGTGCTCACGGGCTTGCCGCACTCGGCAGACGCGGCCGCGACGGCGTCGGCGAACTCCATGCGCTCGAAGACCTGCAGTTCGCTGCCGGGCGAGCAGTTCACCACGCGGAAACGGTGCTTGTCGAAGTGCGGCTTGAGGGCTTCGAAGCGCCGGGCCAGCGAGTCATAGAGCACGTTGTTGTGCCGGATCGCATTCGCGGCCCGGTTCTCGGCGAAGGCGTACTTGCGGTCCTCGGCCATCTTGAAGTCGCAGCCCAGCAGGTACACCGTGCTGAAGCCGAGGTAGTGCAAGAGGCGGAGTGCCACGAGCATGACCGAGCGCTTGCCGGTGATGCCCAAAGAGTCTGGGTTCTTGGCGTCGTTGCCCCACGGGACGCTGTCTCCGGTCAGGAACCGCTCATGGTCGAAGTGATCCGCGCGGCGGAAGAACATGACGCTGGGCATCTGGCGGACCCTGAACGCGCTGTTGCGCATCACGCCGTCAGCGCCCTGGATGCGGAGCCGCTTGTCCCACATGCACGTGGGCACGAACTTCAAGATGCCCGGGTCCTTCCAGCCGGTATCGATGAAGCGGCCGGGATCGTCGACGCACGTCCACAGCGTCGGGCGATGAACGGCCCAAGCGTTGTTCACGGCCATCGTGACGATGCCACGCTTGTTGAGCGCGGCGAGGTCGATCTGCGTGAGCGAAGGACCCGAGAGGATCAGGAACGCCGAACGCCCGCGGTAGAACCCGCCGAGCGACACGGAGTCGAAGTCGGCGGTGTAGAGGCGCAGGCCATCCCGCGAAGGCTTACGCGCCTTCAGCCCGGCTTGGAGCGCCGCGATGTCAGACTGGTTCTCACGCACCGCAGCACCCCCCATCACTTCCGCCCCTAAATCGCCCGACGATGAACCGCCGCTCTGCCCGCGGGTTGATCACGGTGGCGACACGCCCGATGCGGTCGAGCCACCAGTCCAGCGGACGCACCGTCGGGTGCAGACCCTTGCCGGCGACGGTGGTCTTGCTGGGCCGGGTGCAGATCGAGAACACGAAGTAGCCGCGCGGCTTGGCAACACGGCGCATTTCCGCGAGCACTGCGTCCACGTCCTCGGGGAGCAGGTGCTCAAGGGCGTCAAAGCTCGTGACGACATCCGCGACACCAGCGTGCAGCGCGGTCTTGTGCATCGGGCGCACGAGGTCGGCATCCGGGAACGCGAAGTCCACACCCAGGCCGTCGATCCCCAGCCGGCGCAGATCACGCACGAGGTCGTTGCGGCCGCATCCGAAGTCCACGACAAACCTCGGCTTGAACTTCTGGATGATCGGAACGGCAAGTTTGCCGTGGTTGGTCGAGCCGTACGTCGAGCCGGGCTTGGTCGCGAGCGCCACGTATTTGGCCCGCTCCTGTTCGCGGCGTGCATCGAGTACGGTCGGGGTCGGAGTTGTGGTCATTCAGCACCTCCGATGTAGAGGTTGAACTTGCGATCCTCGTCGGCGGGGTCGGCGATTTCGATCAGGCTCATGGCCTCAAAGACCCACACCGGCTTGCCCTTGCTGTTGCGCTCGCAGGTGAGTTGCACGCACACCCCTTCCGGGATGGGCACGAGCTTGGGTTTGAGCGACCGTGCGGGCGGGCACTTGGGGAGTACGCCCGGCAACTCACACACCGGGCCGAGCCCGAGCAGACCGCTGAACCCGGAGCCGGGCTCGGAGTCATTCATATGGTGGGCCTCGAACCGGTTGAGCGCCAGCCGCGTGGGGTCTTCACCGCCGCTTGCGAGCTGGGACGACAGCCCACCCTCGATGGCCACATACCGGAGATAGGTCTCGCTGCCGGGGTTGCCGTCGATCTGGGCTTCTACCCACGGATAGCGCCAGCGGTTGCGCTCGGTCGGGATCGCCTGGGCAGCGCCAAGGATCGCGGTCACGCGCCCGGGCGACGGACGGCCGAGTTCAAGGACCGCCCACTTCTCGCCGGTGCCCTCTTCCTTCCAGAGGATCGGGATACCGCCCATGGGCGTGCTGGCCAAGACCGTCTCGTCGGCCGCGAGCTCGCAGGTGGTGTCGGTCTCGTTGGTGATGAAGACCCGAGCCACCGTCACGCCGGTGAGCACGCAGCGCCCGAGCTTGTTGGGCTTAATGGGCTGGAGCGCGACGACGAATGCGGGACCGGCGGTTTCCTCCGTGGCGATGTCGCCCGTCAGCGGCGTGCGGCTCTGGAATGTTCGTTCCTGGTCGTCCTCGCCGGGCTCAACGAGCACGCCGGTGATCGCCATCGCATGGTACGGCTCGATCTCCTCGCCGGAGTCGTTGCGGACCAGCACGATGCCGCGCTGGGCCGACTCAACGAGCGGGCCTGCAATAGCCTCGCCGCGACCTTGACGCCGGCGCAGATCAACCGCCGCATCGACAAACGCGTTGTACGCGCCCGCGGGGAGGCGGAGTGGATCACCGGATCGGACTTTGCGAAGGTCGTCAGGCATGATTGAAGGGACTCAAATCCCCAGTGCTCCAAAGTTGGCGTCGTCGTACACACGCTCGACATAGGCGGCGATGGGCTTTTTGATGATCGCGCCGGACCCCGTGTCCTCCGCGTCGGCGTAGCGGACCCAGAGGTACTCCCAACCCTTCTTGTTGATGCCGGTGATGGAGCCGACCGAAAGTCCGGTTTCATTGGGGCTGGCGGCGAACCGGAAGGTGATCTCCCAGTCGTCGTCGGGGCCGTCCCCGCGCTTCGAGCCGCTTGCACCGAGGAACAGCACCTCGCCGGGTGCAAAGCCCTTAAACCCGCCGGCGTTGGTCTTGCCGGTGCAACTGAAGATCGCCCCCTTGTACGCCCCGGTCACCTGCGCATCGCTGAAGTAGTGCGTCTCGGAGAACTGGTACACGGGCACGGTGATGTCCACGCCATCGACGCCGTCGGCGGTCACGCCGATCGCGCCGCCAAAGTCTGGTGCGGTCGATCCGGATGCCGCCCGCGCCTGGACCGTGTCTTTGCTCTGGGTGATGTGCTGCGTGCCGCCGCCGGTCTCAAAGTTGAATGAAGCCTCGCTGGGCGTGGGGTTCCCGCCGCTATCGCTGGAGGCGTAGCGGACGGTCACGTCCCAGAGCTGCGGCCCAAGCGGTTCGATCTGCACGTTCTGCCGGGCGAGGCTGTCGTAGGTCGCGGGCGAGGCGGTCTGCGCCGCGCTGCGGGCCACGAGATCATCCGCGGTGCCGCGCACGATGTACCCGAGCTCCGCAGAGGACTGCGAGACTTGGTTCGCCTTGGTGGAGCGGCGGCTCTCGAACTTCTCAAAGACCTCAACCGGCACGAGTGATGACCTCCTTTCTTGGGGTGGGGATCAGGCGAACCGCAGTCCGTTGTCCACGCTGGCATCCAACAGACGCTTGGTGTTCTTGGCCGTCGCCTCCGTGGCGGTGGCCGTGCGCTCGGCGGAATCGCCACCGGTGCCAAGGCCCGAGACGGCCGCGGAACTGAACGTGCCGGTGACGCTGATGCCCTTGCCGATGGCCGCGCCGAGTCCCGACAGCCGGTCCTCGAAGTCGGCCATCAGATCCCGCTGTGGCCGACCTGGTCCCTTCTCGGCGTCTGCGGCCTCTCGCTTCTTGCGGGCCTCCTCGATCGCGGCGGCGAGTTTCTGCTTGGCGGCATCGAGCGCGGCCTGTGACTCCGCGAGTCCTGCCGCCGTGTCCTTGCGCAGGGCTTCCTGCGCGGTCTCGAAGTCCTGGCCGATGCCCGCGAGCGTCGCCTCATGCATCGCGGCGGCGTCGCGGCGCTGGGCCTCGCGTTCCTTGTCGCGTGCGGTCACCGATTGCTGGGCAGCGTTCTCCAGTTCGACGAGGCGGGACTCAAGTTGCTGGTCCACCGCCTTCTTGGCGGCTTCAACATCGAGCCCGTCATCGAACAGCCCCTGGATCTCCAGCATCCGCTTGGCGACCCACGACGAAGCTTCCTCCCAGATCATCTGGAAGCCCGTGGCGAAGTTCGTCCAAGTCTTTGACAGGAAGGCGGTGGTCTCGATCCACGCGACCTCGAGGGCGTGGAACACGATCTCCGCGGCGGCGAGCGCCCCGTACCACATCGAGTAGGCCGTGGAGACGAAGAACTCCTTCGCGCCCAGCCACGCCTTGTTCAGCGCCGCCACACCCTGCTGCCAGATGACCTTCAGCGACAGCCACAGGATCTCGGCGGCCAGCGCGATGTCGCCGGCGGCGAGAGCGTCGGAGATGCCGCCGACCACCTTGCCGACCCAGTCACGCAGCTCGGTGAACTTCTCCGCGAGCCACGACAGGGCCTCGCCGCCCGCGCCGGTGACGACCAGCAGTGTGCCGCCCAGCGCCACGAGTGCGGCGATGGTCAGGCCGACCGGCGTGAGGATCGCGCCGATTGCGGCCCCGATCAGGCTGAACGCCGTGCCGATCCCGCCGATGACGGCGGCCACGATGCCAAGCGCCGCGCCGATGCCAGAGATGATGTAGCCCAAGCCGACGATCGCGATCCCCGCGACCGCGACGGCCGCCGCGACTTTGAGGGCCCAGACCACGGTCTCTTTGTTCGCCTTCACCCACGCCGTAGCGCTCACGACGATGCGGGTGATTCGCTCGGTCAGGTCCTTGATGGTGGGTGCGAGCGCCCCTCCGATGGTGAACACACCCTGCCTGAGGACCTTCCACAGCGTGCCGAGGGCATCGTTGAGTTCGGCGGCATCGCGGGCGGTCTCCGTGCTCACCGTCAGCCCGAGTTTGCGAGCCTGTTCCTGCATCTCGTTAATGCCTGCTGCCCCGTCGGCCATGAGCGGTAGGAGCTTGGTTCCCGCCTTGCCGAAGAGCTCCATCGCCATCGCGGCCCGGAGCGCCGGGTCTTGGATCTGAGAGATCCGGTCGGCCAGCAGCTTGAACTGCTCGTCGGGGGAGAGCTTGGCGAGGTCCTGCACCGACAGTCCGAGCCGACCGAGGGCTTCATTCGCCCCTTTAGAACCTTGCGACGCCTCCGTCAGCGTCTTCTGCATGACGCGCAGACCGTTTTCCAGCGTCTCCATGTCCGTGCCCGATAGGTCGGCGGCGTAACCGAGCTCTGACAGGGCCTCAACGCTCACGCCCGTGCGGGCGCTCATCTTGTCGAGCGCATCGCCTGAGTCGCTGAACGCCTTCGCGGTGCCGAGCAGCGCCGTGATCGCCGCGACCCCGATGCCCGCCATCTTCGTGCCGATGGACCGCAACCCTGCGCCGAAGGCTTCGAGCTTCTTCTGGGCCGCCTTGAGACCAGCCGACAGCTTGTCGCTGACGCCCAGCTCAACGAAGGCCCGGCCTGCTCGGATGCCACGGGTGTCGGCCACGGTGAATCAGCCCTTCTTGATCGAGTTCCGCCACAAGAGCGGCAGCTTGGGCCGCTCCTTCTCCAGCGCCGGAGCCATGTACGGCCGCGGAGCGATCTTGACCTTCTGCGAGGTGAGCTTGCCGCCGCGTCTGCGAAGCACGACGACTTCGCCGCCATACTCCAAAGCGCTCGGTGCCTCGCTCTTCTTGAATCCCACCGGCCCGACGACCACCGAGTCATTGGGCTTGTCGTACCCGAAGAGGATCAGCCGACGCAGGCTGCCCTCGTGCGAATGGGGCGGGGCCCCGGGAGGAGCCGACCCCTTGCGTTTGCGGATGCTCGTCCTGGCCGCCGTGCGGATGAACGCGCCGCCCTTGCTGAGCACCTTTCGCTTGGCGTTGTCGACCGCCGCCATGACGACGTGCCGGTCGAAGAACATGTCCTTGATCCGCATGGTGATCACGCACCACTCCCCGTCGGACCGCCATTCCCGCCGCCGGTGCCAGCGAGGCCGCTCCCCTTCTCCAGGCCCTTGTTGAAGGACGCTTCCTTCTCCTTGCGGAGACGGCCCGATCCGATGAACAGGCCGACGATGCCGGTGAGCGCTGGCAGCGCCGGCCCGAGCACGGGCAGCCCGGCGACGGTCGGCCCGACCGTGTCGAGGGCCGAGAGCGTGAGTTGGCCGAGCAGCCCGCGGATCTCGCCGGCCTTCTCGATGTTGCCCTTCCACTGCGCGCCGGTCGTCTGCGTGAGGTTGAACCAGTTTTGGTACTCAACCTCGGCCTCGTTGAGGCTCAGCGTCGATGGCAGGCCGGTGGTTTGCTGGATGGTGTTGGGCGTCTTGACCTTGACGATGTCGCCAAGGTCCAGGCCGGCGCACGACGCGAGCACGAGCGCCAGCAGGATCAGGGCACCGAGATAGACGTAATGGCGGGTGGTCAGGCTCTTCATGCACGAGTCTCCTTGGCGACCTCCGGCATGCGGCGGTCGATGAACACGTCTTTGAGGACCGACACGTCAACCTTGACGGGTCGCTGGGGCTTGTGGAACGGGTCGAAGTCGGCTGGCTTGAGCAGGCGGGATCGCTTGGGATCGCGGGCGGTGTTGGCCACCACCGACATGACGGCGGCGGCGATCGACCAGTCGTGGCGCTGGCGGCCGTCGAGCATGGCCATCAGCTCGCGGAGCGTCAGGGGCCCGGGGTCGAGGCCGAGGGCTCCGGCGCACTGGTAGATGAACTTCCAGGCGTCAGCGGCTCGGGGACCATCCGGCTCACGAGCCTGTCCAGCTCGCTCTCGCTGGTCAGCGTCTCGATCCGCTTCTCCGTCAGGTCGCGGGCCTTGTCCAGCACCCGGTTGGTGGCCTGGAGCACCCGCCCGAGGTTGGCCCGGTCCCTCGGGCTCGGGCAGAAACTGATGAGTTCGTCCAGCACCGCGCCCGTCGCGGCTTCGATGGCGTCGCCCGCCATCGCCTTGCCGAACTCCTCGTCGGAGACCTTGGCGGCGTCTGCCTCGGGCTTGCACACGGCGTACACCACGTCGCACAAGAGCACGGGGTCGCGGATGAACTTCTCGATGAGCGTCCCCTCGATGACCTGCATGAGGTCGACGCCCGTGAGCCCGCGCACGCGCTTGAGCGTGGCGACGTTGATGTCCACCGCCCAGGTCCGACCCGCGTTGTCCTTGAACTGCCGCATCCGTGCCTCCGTTGGGACGCTGTGCCGGTCGCACAGCGGTTGAACAGCCTTTGAACACCTGTTGCACCGACTTCGCCGCCGGGTTTACGAACCGATCCATGAAGGCGCCGTCGCCGAGTACGTGACCTTGGCGGTCACCGACACGGTGATGGCCTCTTCGAGGGCTTCACTGCGGCTGAAATTGGTGATCGAGAAGTCCGCTTGCAGGCCCTGACCCGCAGCCGCATCGAGGATCTGGAGGCCGATGGGGTCGTTGTTGAAGAAAGCGTTCTTGATGGCGGTGAACCCGGCATCGCCGGTATCCCAGACCATCTCGAACTCCACGCTCGCTTCCTTGAGCGTGGCGACCGTGGCCCGCCAGCCGCTGTTGGCTCGCGTGGTCACATCCGCCTCGCCCGCCTCGAGGTTCAGCGTCACGTCTCGTGTGTTGCCGAGTGCCGTCCACGCGCCTGCGCCTGCCTGGCCGCCCGTCTTGTACTTGAGAGCGGCTTCCATGCCGAGCTTGATTGCCATCGCTGACTCCTTTCACTCGGCGCTGTGGCCGACCACGTAGACCGTCTCGCCGCCCTTGCTCTTGACCAGAATGTCCGCCAGGTTGACCCGTTCGAAGTGGTACTGCGTGCCCGGCGCGACATCGATCGGGTCCGTCTTGCCGTCCGAGAGCAGCAGGTCCTGCGTGTTCTTGTGCGAGGCCGTGAGCGTGAAGGTCGCCACGAGCTTTGTCGCCGATAGCGGCTTATCGCCGCCGTCCAGATCGACTTTGAAGATGATGGCATTCCTCACGCGCTACCTCCGCTCGCGGTACGTCACACTCAGGACACTCGTGAACACCCGGTGCTGCTCGAGCGCCTCGCTCGACACCACCGGCTCGTTGCTGATGCCGACCCATGCCGCGTCGGGAAAACCCTCCAGCCGCTGGAACCGCAGGTGATCCGCGACCGCTTCCACAAGACTGAGCAGCTCATCGATCACCGCGTCCGCCCCATCGGGAGGCAGCTTCTTCTGCACGCCCACATCGACGACGTATTCGATGGCCAGGCTGTCCCGCGTCACTGGCGACATCTGCAGCGTGCGGGGCACCACCGAAACTCGAAGGTCCTTCAGATCCTCCAGCGTGAACGCGGGCTGGAACATCCGCACGGCCGTAAGCGGCTGCGAGAACGTGCCGGCGTTGATGTGCGCGGCGACGGCGTCGGCGAGGGTGGCAATGGTGCTCATGGCTTGGCACCTTCCGTCGCGCTTGCCGCAGACATCAGTCCCGCCACCTTGCCCTCCAGGAACGAGACACGGCGCTCCATCGTCTGGTAGTCGGCGCGGATGCTGCGGGCTTCGCCGATGAACTCGTCGAGCCGCTTCTCCACCTGCTGGAGCTTGGTGGTCACCACGCCCCACTGGATGGTCATCGCACCCGCCGCGAGCACGACCGTGACGACCACACCGGCCCACCGAGCACTGCCGTTCTGTCCGTTGCCGTCTGCCATCGTTACTCCGTTGCGATGTGCTTGGTGTGAATCCGAAGAACCTTGCGGTACGGATCGCTGTACCGAAACGGCGGCTGCCCTCCCGGCGCATTGACCTCGTACACGAACACGCTCAACCCGACCGTCTCTCGCACCTGGTCGCCCGCCCGCGGGAGGATCGGGCCAGCGCCCAGATCCAAATCCTCCGTCCGCACGAGGAAGTCCCGCGACTCCACTCGGTGAATGAGCCCCGCGTCATCCGCCTGCTCGAACTCGGTCTTGCCGATGGTGGCCTGGACTTCCTTCTGGTCCGTGCCACGCCGGTAGAGGACCGGGCGCGAGAGGTGCTTGTGACGCTGGGCATCGAGAAAGGCTGCGCCGCGATCGAGCAGGTCGCCCACGCCGGACTCCTTATTGCTGCAGGCGAACGCGCACGATGGTGTCGGCATCGACGGTGGCCCTCACCGCCTTACCGATCAACTTGTTCGCGCCGGCGGCCGCGTTCTTGGTGGCGTTCTGGGCGGCCGCATCCCAGTATGTCAGCGTGCCCGCGGGGATGGCGCTGCTCGCGCCGGTCGCCTTGTTGAAGTCGAAGACGCCGGTGACGGCGAGCGAGCCGAGCTGGCCCGCCTTGATCGGTGCCTGCGTGACTCCGACAAGATCGGCTAGCACCACCACCGCGCCGACGAGCACGTCAGCGCCGGGGGTGTAGTCGATCGAGCCGCCTTCTTGAACGAACTTTGCTGGTCCTGATGCCATGCTTGAACCTCCATCTATTGGTGGGCCGTCGATGTCGATGCCCGATTGCTGATTGATTCCGCCGCCAGGGGTGCTGGGGAGCTCGTCGCCGAGTCCGCCAGCACCGGTGAGCACCTCCGTGGGCACGGTTTACACCTCGCCCTTGCTCTTCACGCCTCCGCGCGGGTCCTGCAAGTTGACGCCGAAGTCGTGGTACCCACGCATCCGGATGCCGAGCATGTTGAAGTCCGCGTCCGAGGTCTCGACGGTCGGCGCTTCCTGGCCGTTGAGGAACGCCATCTCGATGACCGGCAGGTCGCTGGGGTCGGCGAGCAGATACCACGCCTTGGCCGAGTTGCCGGTGTAGAGCGCGTTGGAGAGGTAGCGGCTGACCTCGATGCGGAACTTGCCCTGGTGCGGGTTGGCGACGGGGAACTTTGTGTTTGCGGTCGTGTCCCGGAGCTCGACGCTCTTGTAGAGCTGCGTGCCCATCGCCGAGAGCGCCGTCGGCACAAGCATGATCGCGGGCATCACGCCCGTTGGCTTGCCGTCGGAGTCCACGAGGTCCATGAAGGCGACCTCGCCCTTGGTGAGGCCGTCGATGCCGAGCGCGGTGTCCGCACCCGAGACGAAGTTCTTGTTGCCGGCGCTGAAGAACGCGGCGTTGTTCATGAACGCCGTCCAGAAGACGTCGTTGATCTTCAGGCCCGAGCCACGACCGAGCTTACGGGGAACCGTGGTGATGGCCCCGAGATCGTCGTTGATGATGTCGCGGCGGTCGATCGAGAGCATCAGGCCGTAGGTGTCGGCCTTGTTGGTGTAGGTCTCCTCGCCGAGCGTGCCCTGCTTGAGCTCGCCGCCCGGGGCGACCTGCTCGTACTGGTCCTTGCCGACCAGGCGGTAGCTCGTGACCGTCTTGAAGTCGCTGACGTTGCGGACGGCGCAGATGCTCCGCCACACACGCTCGACGCTGAAGAAGCCCTCGAGCAGGAACTTGTTGGCGACGTTGGAGAGGATGCCGCCCACATCGATGGTGGTCATGCCCGCCTCGATGCCCCGGCCGAACGCGGCCTCAAGCACGCGGCGGCTGTCGCGGAACGTGCGGCCCGTGTACCCGTTGGCGATCGCGGCCTCGAAGAGGAGTTCCTGCAAACCCAGGCCGCCCTTGAATCGCTTGGCGGCGATGTCCAGAGCCTGCTCCGAGCAGACCTTCTCGATGCCTTCGAGCTTGGCGCTCTGGAAGCAGGCCGCTTCCAGCACCTCGCTGGTCACGCCGTAGTCCGCAGGTGGACCATTTGGGGCCTTCGGGCGGCTGGCGCGGAGCACTTCGAGCTCGGTGCGTGTGGCGTCCCAGTTGTCGCGGATCGCTTGGGCCTCGATGTCCGTGTGCTTCCCGCCGCAGACCTTGCGGATCGAGGCGATGCGGGCCGTCTCGGCAAGCGCCGCAGCGCGGACCTGCTCGGGCGTCTGCTCGGAAGTGATCGGGGACGGGGTGGGATTGGAATCGTCGGCCATGACGCTGGGCTCCTTGTTCTGACGCGCGGCGATGCTCGCGCTGGTGCGGCCGTCTGCGCCGAGATCCACGAAACTGATCTCGCCGAGCGTGGCCTTACGGACGACGTTGACCGGGCCGGTGAGTTCCTGGCCGTTGACCGTCGCCTTCTGGTTGTCCTTGATGAACTCAAACTCCTCGACGCTCGCGCCGACGGACGCCTGCCAGGGGAAGCCGTTCCGCGAGGACGCGACGACTTCTTTGGCGGCGCTCGTGTCACGCGAGATCACGCCCGTGGCGACGAGTTGCCCGGCCTCGACGCGGATCGCGTCGGTGTGACCGACGCCCGAGAGCGGGTCGTGCCCGAAGCGGATGGGACGTGCCTGCGACGGGACCGCCAGGCCTGCGAGATCGATCACCACCGGGTGCCGCCAGCCCGCGACTCGCATCGCGCCACCCGTGTACGCGACCATCTTGAAACGGGGCAGCGGCGCACTCTGACCCTCTGCAGCAGCGGTGAACGAGATGTCGGCTGTCGCGGTCAGCGTGAGCGCGGGCAGGATCTTGGCGGATTCAGCGGTGGCTGGCACTGGCGGTCTCCTCATCGAGTACTTCAGCGGGGTCTTCTGCCGGCGCGTTGGACGCCGGCGCGGCATTCTGCGGCGTTGCGAGCGCGAGTCCGAGTGCGTTCATGAGCGTGAGTTCTTTGGCACGCTGGCGGAGTTCCTGCTCCCAATCGCGGCCCTGGCGGGCGAACTCGACCGCGAGAGTGGTCGTGTGGTTGGCCAGTCGGGTGGCCTGGGCGTTGGCTTCCTTGGCGGGATCGACGTGCTCGACGCCATCCCAGAACCACGCGTGCTCCGGGAGCGTGCGTGCGATCGTGCGGAGCGATTGCGGGAGCAACCCCTCGACAAGAACCGCCTCGTTGAGCCACGCCTTGAGGATGCGGTCGAGCACGGCGAGCTGCATGTGATGCTGCTCAACGCGGATGCTCTTGAAGTACACCTGGTGGTCGAGGCGACCGCTGGCGTAGTTGTACCCCGAGGAGTTGCCCGCCGCGACGTTGAACGGCATGTTCAGGCAGCGGGCGATCTCGTTGAGAACCTCGCGTTTGAACTCACCGAACGTGGTCGTCGGCTGCTCCGCGTGGACCTGCCCAAGCTTCCAGCCGCCGGGGAGCACGGTGGCGAGACGCTGCTCGAGTTCGACCTCATCCATCGGCTCAAGCGGGTCGGCCTCGCCGTTGGCGGGGCTGTCCGTGTAGATGACGGCGGCGAAGTTGGCGGCGGTCTCGGCGGCGGCGATCGTCGCGAGCGTGTACCGCCGGAGCTGCGCAAAGAGCGGGAGCGCCGGCGTGATGTCGGGGATGCCACGGAGTTGTCCGGGTCGATCGGCACGGAAGTAGTGCACAACCGAAGCGGCGGGGAGCGTGTCGTAGGCGAACAGGTCGTCGATCGGAGGGCTCAGGGCGCGCAGGAAACTGCTGTCGCCGGGGTGGCGTTTGAGCACGCGGTAGGCGGAGGGGTTGCCCCACTGGTCCAGGAGGATGCCGTCGATCTCATCGGTGCGTCCACGCTGGAGCAGCGGCGTACAGACCTGATCGGCCTCGATGAGCTTGAGATCCAAGGACACAGGCGACGGCACGCCGGGGTTGTTCACCAGCAGCGCGAACGCCTCACCGGTCTCGGCACGCGCCATCCGCATGGTGCGGAGCTTGCCGGGCAGATCGACGGCCCGTGACCACTGTTCGAACGCATCCTCGATGCGGGCGTTGGCCTCAGGGTCGTCGGACAGCATCTGCAGCCGGGGACCGGTGCCGATGGTGTCGTTGGCGAGCGTGAGGACGATGCCCTTGGCGTAGGAGTTGTTGGCGACCTCGTAACGGGCGCGGTTGCGGAGGACGCGCCGAACCTCCGGGTTGATCGCGGCGTTGGGCGAGAGGCCATCCGCGTTCGCCCAGTGCTTGCGGTTCTCCGGCGTGGTCTTGGCCGAGTCGAACTTGGCGACGACCAAACGACGGCCGCCGCGTGCCCCGCTTCCGTGCGGAGCAGGCGACGCCGCCGGGGAGGGAGAGGCGGGCGGAGCTCCGCGACCGACCCGGCTCATGATGTTGGCGATGGCTTTCAGCATGGGCAGGTCAGACAGAACCGGGCGGGACGATCTTGGCGAACTTGATGCCGAGGCCGGGCTTCCTCGCGGCTTCCTTGGACGCGAGGTAGCGGTCGGCCTCGATCTGGTCCCTCAGCGGGTGCTGCTCGACGGACTGACCATCCACGGACGCCTTGGCAGGCTGCGACGCGGCGTCGCGGAGGGCCTGGTCGGGATCCGGAGATGGTGGGGCGTCGGGCACAGCAGGCTCCTCGTCTCGAAACGACGAGACGTCTCCCGGCTACATACGCCGTCGCTGGAGCCGCTGTCCGCTTTGCGCAGCGCTTGGGTCAAGTCATTCGATAGATCGAACGGGCTACGCCTGGGCTTCCCTGGTCGAGACACGCCGCCCGCAGTGCCGGCACTCCCGCCGGCGCACAATCGCACCGGCAATCCGCTTGAGGTAGAGCACTCGGAAGTGCTGGCATCCACAGCCACGACACAGCAGCCCGAGGGGCTGGTCCTTCTCCGTCGGGACGACTCGCCGCACGCGTGGCATCAGCGCTGCGCTCCCTTGAGTGCCGACAGTCGAAGACGAGGGCGCACAGCCTGCTTGAGATCAGTGCCAAAGAGCACCGCGCCCTGCATGGACGCGGCCACCGCCGTGCCGACGAGACCGTCAAGCCAGTGGTTGTCGAGCCCTTCGACTCGGAGTTTCCACTCGTCCACAGTGCGGCCCCGGCCCTCCGTCCGCACGCGGTACTCGCTGGTGAGGTGCTCCGACAACAGACGGTGTGGCTCGGGCTTCTGGCCGAACAGAGAGAGCCCGCCGGGATCGCCCATGGGCACCGCGAGACGGGCGTGCACGAATGACTTCCAGTAGTTGGTGTCGAACAGGATGTGCCGAACCGCCCGCTTTCCGGTCACGATCGGCACGCGCCAGTTCAAGCCGACCCGCTCACCGCGCTTCCGCTTGTAATCGCTGAACGGAAGGCTGCTCGCGCCGACATAGCGTCCGTGGCTGGGCGTGAGAACACTGGCGTGCGGACTCTGGCGGCAGAACTGGTAGACCACATCCGTGGATGAACCCCAGTTGGCATCGATCAAGCATCGGTCGATCCGCACCATTGCGCCGTCATCGCGTCGCCACTCGCGAGCGACCGTCGCCTCGATGAGCCGCTCCAGGCCGCCGTAGATCGCGCCTTCGACGCCGGCGCGGGGCGACGCGGCCCCGAGCGTCCGTCGTACATCCCGGAGCGTGAAGTACGCCTGCTTCTGATCCGGCTCGGTGCCATAGTCGATGATGTGCCCCGTGAAGTCGTCTTCCCAGGCGGCCACGAGGTAGAACAGTGCCTTGCCCTGCACGTCCACGAACATCGTCAGGTGCGCGCACCCGAGTGGGACAAGCCCGCGGGCGTGCCCGTTCACCTTCGCTGCGATCTGGTCAGCGCTCAGGAGATCGTCGGCGACCTCAACTTCTGGCAGCGGCTCGTTCTGGTACTCGGCGAAGAATGCGGCCTCGTTCTGCAGCCGCAGGTTCATCGCGTGTTGCACAGCGGACAGCTCGTCGTGATTGAACCGCTCCGGCCAAGCGATCACCGCTCCCTCGTCCATCGCCGTCCGGTGCTTGCCGTAGAACGCCGTGGCATCAATGCACCCGCGATCGGCGCGAAGCCCCTCGGCCCGCACGCGGGCGTACTCGGCCCAAAGCTTCTCGTTCTTGGGGAACGAATAGACCATCTTGGTCCGCTCGCCCTGCCATTGCGGGTGCTTGTCGCGGTCGAGAATGCGGTCCGCCAGATCGTCGGGGCGGACCACCGTTAGCGTCATCAGGCCGGCGATCTTCCGTCCGGGCCCGGCCATGCCCAGGATCGCGCCCGCGAGAATGCGCTCTCGGTTGGCGCACTGCGAAGGAGAGCGGGCGCTCTCGTCGGTCTGCGGGTCGTCGATCAGTACGAGCGATGGGCGGACGCTCACACCGTCGACACGCTTGTGCTTCATGCCACGGATGCGGCCCGTGATCCCCGCGACGCGAATGATCGCGCCCGATGCCGCGGAGCCCGGAATCGTGGGCAGCACGATCTCTCGGGCGGTCCACCCGATGTGGGTCTGCTTGCCTTGGTAGAGCTGCCCTGAAGCCCGCTGGTGGATGCCTTCGAGCGAGCGGATCGGGTGGCAGACCTCTGGGAAGTCGCCGCCGAGGATCTCGCTGTTCTCCAGCTCCGCCTTGATCGAATCGAGCATCCCGGCCGCGTGCTCTTCGTCCGACCCCACGAGCGCCACGAACTCTCGGTGCCCGTACACCAGCGCCCACAGACACGCGATCTCGCAGAGCGAGGTTTTGCCTGAGCCGCGCGGCATCGCCATCGCAAACAGCCCGCCCTCGAGCACCGCCTGCTCGATCTTGGCGATGACCTTGAGATGGTCATCCGACCACTTCAGGTGAAACGTCTGCGGGAAGTACGCTTCGCAGAAGAACTGGAAGTCGCGGGCCGCCTTCTGCCTCCTCGCTGCGTCCGCGACCGGTGGCAGGTCGCCAATGTCCCGTCCCGACAGCGAGAGCATCGCGTTGCGGAGCCGGGCACGCTCCTTCATCGCGTCGTAGCCCGTCAATCCCTCGGGCGCACTCGCGGCCTCGGCGATCGCCTCGTGCCGCGTCGCCACGAGCCATGCCACGTATCGGAACAGATCGACCTTGCCCGCGTCGCCGTCTGCCGCGACGCGGAACCCCGCGCGCGTGCGATGCCGGTGGAGCTGCCGCTCGCTGATCACCTCGCCCAGCGGCGTGCTGTTGAGCAGCCGCGCGAGTTCGCCGGGCTTGAGTTTGCGCGGGTCAATCGCCACCTGCGGACATCTCCTTCACGAGCCAGGCGGCGTATTGCACGAAGTTCACGCTCCCGTCGGCGTTCACCGGCGCGCCCTCATCGATGTCGGCGCGGATCATCGCATCTGTGACCGGCTTGCCGCCAAGCCGGGTGAGCACGCGGGCGGCGTCCGCCACGGGCATCGCTGCCGGGTTGAGCCGGGACATGCCCTGTCCGCCCCCCGCTGGCTGGGAACTAGGCGCGTGTTCGGGAGTCATCGCGGACCTCCCGCGCGAACTTGCCCACATGGTTGGCTGAGTTGCCCACATGTCGCAGAATCATCGAGAAATGCAGGCCGATCACCTTGCCTGTTCCCCATAAGCCGGCCAATGTGTGTCCAACGCGAGCGGGAACAAACGCCCCGCCCGCGACGGAGACCACGAACATGAACGCGACCACGAAGATCACGCTCGACCTCGCCAAGACCCTCGCCAAGAGCGGGTTCCACATCCCCGCGATCGAGATCCACACTCCCGACGGGCGGTGCTGGAACATCGCAACCGTCCCTGCCGGACGCGGCCGCCACCTCGACGGGCACTGGGGACCGCGCCCCGGAGCGCTGGGCGGCTTCCGCCTCTTCGAGATCGACCGCGATACCGACGCGCCCAACGAGCACGACGCGATCGACGGCGACACCTGGGCCGCCGATGAGTTGGTCGACTACCTGCGGGCGGTCGGCCAACCCAAGGACACGACGAGTTGGGACCGCACCAACGACAACCACCCGACGAACTGAAGCCCGCGTAATGCGGGCTTCGCTGTTTACCAGAGAACCACAACCCCGAGGAGCAAGACCATGACGAAGCGCACACCCAAGACCACCAAGCCCGAACCGACCGCCGCAGAGACGTACGCCGCACGCCGCAACGACATCGCCCGCCTGATGCACGTGCTGCAGATGGAACTCGACAAGCACGCCGAGGGGGCCAAGGCCGACCCACGCAACTGGGGCTTCGCGGGAAGCCTCGGGAAGGTCCGCAGCGACCTGATCGATCTGGTCGGGTTCCTCAGCAACATGGACCCCGAGCACGTCGAGGCCTTTCTGAACGACGCCGAGTGACCAGAACCACAAACCGCAAGGAGCACCGCCATGAACATCAGAACGATCGTGATCGAAGGCATCGACCAAGACATCAGCATCCGCCGCACCGAGCGCGGCGCGGAAGTGACCATCGAGCAGAACACGCGCCACGCGGGCAGGCAGGACATCTGCATCGCGCACATCACCCGCGACGAGGGCCGCGAGAGCCGCTACGCGAAAGCCACCGAGGTCGCCAAGTTGGTCTACGGCACCGACCGCCGCGGCCGGGCCGCCGCCACCAACTCGATGGTCCACGACGTGCTCAACGAGATCGAGCGCGTAGCGGGCTGCTGACCCGCCCCACGCGGCGTCGCGGGGAACCGCGACGGCCACGCTTCCCCGCCGCAAAGTGCGACGGGAGTTCCAACCCCCAGTTCGGAGATGACCATGAGCACGAAGACGAAGAAGCCCGCCAAGCCCCGCACCCCCCGCACCCCGAAGATGTCCAAGAGCGCCGCCCGCGCGGAGGGAGCCGCCAAGACAGACCGCCTTCGCAAGGCGGCGCTCGCGGAGATCAACGACCGGTTGGCGGGCGGGAAGCAGGACCACGAGGTCCCCAGCGAGAAGGAGGTGGCCAACAACGCGAACGTTGGCGCGGCCGCAAAGGCAAAAAAGGCGAAGGGGGAGAAGGCCCCCAAGACGCCAAAGGCTCCGAAGCCCGCGAAGGAACCCAAGCCCAAGCGCGTCAGTGCCCTCGACGCGGCGGCGCAGGTGCTCGCCGCGAGCGAGGTGCCGATGCGGGCCAAGGAGATGATCGCCGCGATGGAGGCGAAGGGTCTGTGGACGAGCCCCGGCGGCAAGACGCCCGAGGCCACGCTCTACGCCGCCATCATCCGTGAGATCGCCGCCAAGGGCACCGCTGCTCGCTTCAAGAAGCACGAGCGCGGCGTCTTCGTCGCGGGGAAGGGAGCCTGATCCATGAGCGCCACCCCGGCTCCCCAGCCCGCGCCGACCCAAGCCCAACTCGATGCCGTGCTGCAGGCCGCCCTGTACCTCCTCGGCGCACGGCAGGACCGGATGGTCACGATCGAGGAGTGGACGGATCTCGCCCGCGCCGTCGCGTCCTGCCAAGAGCGCAAGACAGCCGACTACCTCACCGGGCACGACCTCGAGGACATCGCCGAGCGCTACGCCCTTGAATGGGACGAAGCGACCGACGGGGCTCTTCCCACGCTCGACGACGAGTGAGGCGTTCATCACGCCTTGCTCCCAGCCGCGACGCTCGTCGCGGCTTTCTCTTCGGCCACACCCTTTGCCGGGAGCCGCTCCGCCTTGCGGCCCGTGAACTTCTCCCAGCGCTGCACGATCACGTCGCAGTAGAGCGCATCGAGCTCCATGAGAAACGCGTGCCGCCCGGTCATCTCCGCGCCGATGAGCGTGGAGCCGCTCCCTCCGAAGAGATCGAGCACGTTCTCGCCAGGACGCGATGAGAACTCGATGGCCCGCCGCGCGAGTTCCACGGGCTTCTCGGTGAGGTGGACCATGCTCTGTGGGTTGACCTTCTTGATCGACCATGTGTCCGGCACGTTGGCAGGGCCAAAGAAGCGATGGGCCGCGCCTTCTTTCCAGCCGTAGAAGCACCACTCGTGATTGCCCATGAAGTCCTTGCGGGTCAGGACCGGGTGCTCTTTGATCCAGATGATCGCCTGCGCGAAGTAGAGCTCGCAGCGTTTGAGCACTGGCGGGTAGTTGCCGCAGTTGGCGTAGCCGCCCCAGATGTAGAACGTGCCGCCGGGGATCAGCACGCGGGTGATGTTCCCGAACCATGCCGCGAGCAGCCGGTCGAACTCTTCGTCCGACACGAAGTCGTTGGCGAGCGGCCGGTCCTTCGCGCGGAGTTTCTTGTGCGTGGCGCGGCTCTTCTCGGGGTAGCGGTTGAGGTCGGCGCTCTGCTGGTCGTGCTGGTCTGCCTTGCCGGGCAGCGCGAACGAGCTCAGGCCGGCGACGATCGCGTTGTTCGATCGCGGCTCGACCTTCACGTTGTACGGCGGGTCCGTGTTCACGAGGTGGATCGGCTGGCCATCAAGCAGACGGTCCAGGTCTTCGGGCTTCGATGAGTCCCCGCACATCAGGCGGTGGTTGCCGAGCACCCAGATGTCGCCGGGAACGGTGGTCGCGGCGTCGGGCTGCCCAGGAATGTCGTCGGGATCGGTGAGGCCCTCATTGCCGGCGGGGGCCATGATGGCGCTGAGGTCCTCGGCGCTGAAGCCGAGCAGGGCGAGGTCGAAATCCACGCCCTTGAGGTCGGCCAGCTCCAGAGGCAGGAGCTCCATGTCCCACGAAGTCAGCGTGGCGACCTTGTTGTCGGCGATGCGCAGCGCCTTGACCTGCTCGGGCGTCAGATCGGTGGCGCGGATCGTCGGCACCTCCTTCAGCCCGAGCTTCCGCGCCGCGCGGAGCCGCGTGTGCCCGGCGATGATCACGCCGTCGGCGTCGATCAGGATCGGCACCTTGAAGCCGAA